GTTTAAAGTCCTTAATGTGTATATTGGGGGGTGACGTAACACGATCACCGTCAATATCAACCATGATTTCTTCGGGTTTTCTAAGTGTAATTTCAACCTCAACTTCTTGCTTGTTTATGGCACATAGGGGTATAGCAAGTTCTGGATGTTTGTAAAAGTAAAAGGGTAGATCAACAAAGAAGTTTTCATCTGAACTAGCACCGAGTGTACCTGTTATGATGATACCTTTGTTAGGTATGAGGACACCATTAACGACCGTAGCTGGATCTACTTCACCCACCAGTTTATCACTCGTTCTAAGTGAATACTTTCCAATGAGTTGTTCAAGTGCTTTTTGCTTCGTTTGTGTAACGTTGTGCTCTGAATATATTTGGAGATAATCACTATGAAGCCTTTGAACTATGGTACCACCTATAATAAGATCTACGTGATCAATTATGGCATGACCAATAGATTCTATATAAACTAGAGAACCAGCTAATAGTTGAAGATTTGGGAGGGTAAACTTCAAACTTATAGTTTTTAACAAGTCACCTTGATTTTGTGGAATCTTGAACTTAATCTTTTTCCCAAAATCCGCTTCATTTTCCGGATCTAAATCATCGTACTGTGTAGAAAAGTTTGCGTGCTTCTTAAAAGCTTCTACAAAATGACTGTAGTCTGGATTCCTCGTGAAATACCTGTCTTGGGATCCAGACGTTAGCATCTGTATTCTACCAGCCATTACTAATATAACTACCTAAAATTTTAAACCGGCTAATCCACTCTCAAATCTGAGGATATTGTAGTTTATGGCGTACACCCGTGTGTTATTGTAGTCTGTTGTAGTTAATGGATCAATCTCAATTGTAAACAGTTTGTGAGATATACGACTCATATTCACCTGCCCCGTTGGATAGTACATCTCGGGTTGTAAGGAGAAGGAATACATACCAAATTTNGANGTACGTNGGGTTAGTTGGAGAGGGAGCCTGTGGAGAGTTTATATGATGTTTGAAAGGTTGTTCATAGGTCAGAAACAGATTGTTCCTATTGAAAACAACCTCATTGTTAAACCGAAGTTCAGCATTTGTAATTGTATTATACTGATTTGGATAGTTATTTTGAACTGAATCCTCTGATTGTGATACAAATAGGAGTTCCTTTACAGGGTGAGAAAACTTGAGTAGCACAGATTTTTTCTTTTCACCGGGATCCATCTTGAATTTGGCAATCTGGAGTTGTGTAATGACGTAATCAATTGGTCTAGATACCAGGAATCCCTTTTCATCATCAGTGAGATACACAAACTCTGTATCCAATGAGAACTTCTTTATAGAAGCATTAATCGTTTCAGGTGCACCAAAGTGTATAAGTTCTCTCAGGGGTCTCGTCTTGATTCTAACCTCCACGATTTGTTTTGTGAGGGCACACGTTGGTATAGATAGACTAGGGTTTCTATAGAAATAGAATGGTAAGTCTAAAAAGTATGAGTACTCACCAGTATATGCAAGTATGTTACCATGTCCATTTAAGAAGTATAGAGTCTGTTCAATATCATCATTGGTACTATGAAGCTGCTGATACATGTAAATGTATTCCCCTGTAATCTTTTGTACAACTTGACCACCAATAACCAATTCAGCGTAATCTATAAGATGTGATACTATAGATTTACTCCATACGTTGGCACTGGGGTTTGGATTTGTGAGAGTAACCTTAAGGTTAAGGTTCTTGATGAGATCCCCCTTGTCACCAGGAATTCTACATGTGAGAAGACTACCGAAATCAATCTTCCCATCAAACTGGCTCTCTACATAGTCGAACGAAAACTTCGTATGCCTCTTGAAATTCATCAGGAAATATGAAAACTGTGGTTCACCAGTTAACCACTGATCTTGGATTCCTGATGTAGCAAGTCTTAATCGACCAGCCATTCCTACTGTATATGAGTAAAATTTTGGTAAATAAAACGGAGCGCTATACTAGAATGAATCTTCAGTTGAAGAAATTCAAACCTGAGACTATCACGGATGATCGGGTTTGTGTATTCATAGGAAAGCGTAATACAGGTAAATCAACCCTAGTTAAGGACATTATGTATCATAAGAAACATTTACCAGCGGGGATAGTGCTTTCTGGAACAGAAGAGGGAAATCATTTTTATTCCGAATTCATTCCTGACCTATTCGTTTATGGCGACTACGACAGAGAGGCTATAGAGAGGGTTATGGCTAGACAGAGAAAGCTGGTTGGTGGGGGGAAAACAAATTGTGGAGCGTTTATGCTTTTGGATGATTGTATGTACGATTCGAAGTTTCTAAAGGACACATGTATTCGGCAATGTTTTATGAATGGTCGTCATTGGAAGATCTTCTTTATGCTTACAATGCAGTATGTCATGGACTTACCACCAGCTCTTCGTGCTAACGTGGATTATGTCTTTATTTTGAGAGAGAACATCATACAAAATAGAGAGAAACTGTACAAGTCATTCTTTGGGATTTTTCCATCTTTCGATATGTTTTGTAAAGTCATGGACGCCTGTACGGAAAACTACGAATGCCTGGTACTGGATAACACCGTTAAGAGTAATAAAATTCAGGATTGTGTATTTTGGTACAAGGCAACTCTTAGGAAAAACTTCAGGGTTGGTAGCCCCCAACTTTGGAATATGCATAAAAAGATGTACAACCCAAAGCATATAAATCAAGTGGAACAGGACGCCAAAAAGACGACGAAGAAAACCAAGCTCACGATCACGAAAAAGAAATAGGCGCGTCACTTAACACTTCAAGAAAACATACGATTATAATAACATGTCTTCCGAACACGTGTACACTATGAACCTATTTGACGATGGTGAAGGAATGGTACCATTACAGACCCAAGATAAACCTTCTACAGCGTTTAAACAAGAGGAAAAAAATATGAGTACAAATAAAGACACGATGGACTCTACACCCATTAATGACATTATGATGGAACCACCCGCGATGACCGAGGATCCCAGGGTACAGGGTGTTATGCCTCAAATGGTCGCTGCTCAACCTCAAGCTGCTTATCCCTCCACCCAAAAAACTAAGGAGGAGGCTCCTGAGAGCAAAAATCCTCTCAATCTCACCGATGATCAGCTTACTTCTCTGGTTGTAGCTGTTTGTACTGCTATTGCTGTTAGTAAGCCCATCCAAGATCGTCTTGCGACCTCTATCCCCAAGTTCCTTAACGAACAAGGGGGTAGAAGTATGGTTGGTCTCGCAACTACTGGAGGAGTAGCTGCTCTCATCTTCTTCTTCGCGAAGAGCTACATTATCAAGGCTTAAGCCTGCATCATGTTGTTATAGATAGAGTTATCTATACCACTGAAGTACGTAAGTAAAGCACCGCCAATGAAAGCGGTAGCTAAAACACCGTTCAACTCCAAATGCTTCCTTCTATCACTCTTATGAAAATTCTTGACAGTATCCTTAGAACGCTTCCACCATTCGTTAATAGCGAAGGTGATGATGAGCGCGAAAAGGGTCGCCATAGCAAAGAAAGAGCGATCGACTGCGAGACGGGGAATGTCACCAACAATGGCGCGAGCGGCGTTGGGAATAACAACGGTTAAGAAAATTAGGTTTGCGTAGTAGTTATCAGTGTGCTTAGGGACTTGTGTAACCGCGTAGAACACAACCCACGAAAAAATCGCTGCCAACATATCATTAACAGGAGTTTGCATTTATCTTATTACGAGATTTTATTTATCCTGAATGTATTGACCGCAGAATTTGGTCTTGTCTGGTAATCTAGTGTAAATTCCTATAGATTCACATATCCCTCTCAACTCCATGAAGTTGTTCCAGAAGTTATCAGAATGTGTCCACTCGGGCACTGTACTGTGCGCAAGCTCGTGAATCAACACATGCATAATCTCATTCACTTCACCATCTATACATATGGTTATGTCCGCCCCTTTGTTCACATTGTAACCCACCGTCCCTGACATATTCCTCAGTGCTGTCAAGGGAATTGGACGTATCAACACACGAAACTTTTCATTATTCGTTTTCTCAATATGTTCTCTGAGAATTTTGTACCTCTTCTTGACTTCTGCGAAATTCTCTGGTTCACGTATCATGAAAAGTATGATCAAGTTGATCACGATCAATACTAAAAAGGGTATCATCTAGTATAAGCAAAGATAAATTTACTGTACAACTCTGAGATTGGGTTACCTCGAAGACCCTCCCAAAGTTGTAATTTAAAACCAAGCTCCTCTAGATGTGTAACCAATAAGTCCTTGTACCCAACCGGTTCCGACTTGGGTCCCTCTGCGTAATATGGGGTATCTGTCAGGTGTACAAACAACTTCTCACCAAATCCACCATTCCCATGATCTTTGAGTTTGAAGAAGTTTCCCATGTCATCCTGTAATGGTGTTTTGAATATGATCTTTTCTGAATCTGGGATGATACCAATCAAAAGTCCACCTGGTTTTACGCGTTTTCGGATTTCATGGATTGAACTGAAGAAGAGATCCCTAGTCTTGAAGATGTAGTGTAATGAGAAGTTGAAACAGACGACGTCAAATTTTCGCTTTGGACAGTTGTGTATGTCACCCTCGTAAAAGTTCACACGCATGTGCATATTTTTTGCCCTAGACTTGGCTTCAACGAGAGCCGCGGGTTCCGGGTCACACATGTTGATATTGGCACCACATTTGTGCCATTTTTGAAGATCTCCACCAAACCCACAACCCACATCGAGAATATGATGACCACTCTTTGTCACACATTGAATGAGCTCTCTCTTGGTGTCGTTGTGATTTTTACGAATCTCTTCCATAATTCATGATAGTTTCATATCTTTAATTCTCTACTTAGGGCTTAAAGTTTACAAACGTTCAAAAGGTATAATGTCTCTCGAACAAGATTATACAACCGTCCCCGGTCAGGTTTTCGCTTGCCTTTCTATTGTTGGTCCCGAGTGCCCTCAGAAGAATGATAAGTTTGGTATCAAAATCCGAGGAACTTTCGCGAACCGCGATGAGGCTGCGAATCACGCCAAGCGTCTTCAGAAGGAGGATCCCACGTTTGACATCTACGTCGTTGACATGTACAAGTGGCTCCTCATTCCACCCGACTCTTCTAAGATTGAGGATGTTCACTATACCAATGATAAGCTTGAGGAGATCATGACTGGTTACAAGGAGAATCAGGCTCAGGCTGCTCGTATGTTTAACGAACGTAAGCAAGGTATGGCTGACAAGACTGGCTTTGCCCCTGGTGACGACAACTCCACCTTTTACACGAAACCCGATGAGGCTCCCATCTCTCACCCAGCTGAGGTTTTAGAGCGTCTCAAGAAGGAGAAGCCTGATGCCAATATGGAGGATCTCGTCAAGGAGGCTGATGAGATTGTTAACCAAGAGATGAAGGATCGTCAGAAGCAGCGCGAGGAAGCTGCCGCTTCTACTGAGGCTACGATCGAGGAATCAAAGGATGAAGGTGAACCCGAAGTTTCTTCCAAGTAAATAATTTTCATAACTAATATTAAATGATCGGTACAATCGTAACAATCATTCTCGTCAGTGCTTTCTTTATTTTGTTTTTTGAAGGGATGGGTCCAAAAAACAAAAGGGAAAAGAAAAAGGTTAAGGAACCTGAAGCCAGTACTACTGCTGGATTTATTAAGGACACATATAAAGATCCTTTTATCAATCATTTCATACCTCCAAAAGTTGGTAATATAGGAAAGTTTGTTCC